AAGTACGCGAAGCAATTGGCAGAAAGAGCAAAGTATGAGGCGCAGATTGCAATGATGGATAGAGTTGCAAAAGCCGAAGCGTTTACTCGTCAGGTCAATCTGCTCAACGGAGAGGAACAACTAGAAATTCAATCTGCTGAGTTGTCAATTGATAACGCTGAACAATTAGAGGCTGAGAAACTCAAAATATCACTGAAGTACGCGCAGCTCAGATTGGAGCTTATGCGTAAGAATGCAATGCTTGATGGTATTCTAAGCGATGAGGAAAGGCAGAAGTTAACTGAAGTTGAAAATACCATAAAAAGGATTCAGGGGATAATCTCCAACAAAACAGATGGAGGCGGAACATTGGCTGATATGCTCGGTATAACAGATGAGCAATTGACCAAAATTCAAACCAATCTGGGCGCAGTTACTCAAGCACTTCAATCGGTTCAGTCTTTAGTATCGGCCAACGCACAGGCTCGGATACAAGAAATAGAGACTCAGAATCAATATGAGGTTCAAGCTGTTGAAAATAGTGCTTTATCTGAGGAGGCAAAGGCTGAGAAAATCAAGCAGATAAACAGAAAAGCAGCGGAGGAAAAATACAAGATTGAAGTTGAGCAATTCAAGGTTGGTAAAGCGTTATCCATAGCACTTGCAATTGCTAATACTGCAACGGCAGTTGTGGCTCAGTTGTCCAACCCAACACCATACGCGGGTTTCGTTCTTGCTGCTCTTGCCGCAGCCACAGGAGTTGTTCAAATCGCTGCAATATCAGCCCAAAAGCCTCCTCCTCCTCCTCAGTTTGCCTCAGGTGGTTATGTCTCAGGCCCAGGAACAGGAACAAGCGATAGTATAGATGCTAAACTATCAAACGGTGAATCGGTCATCAATGCTAAATCAACGGCAAAATATGGCCCGTTACTGTCAGCGATAAATGCTGATGGAGGCGGTGTTGATTGGTACAAAGGGAAAGGAGTCTCAGGCGGATTCTTTGGAAACGCATTTGCAGGAGGTGGAATTGCTTCGCCTACCTTTGCGGCAAGACAAGCAACGAACAGCAACACACAAGGTCTTGAGGCAAGGATTGACCAACTTGGAGACAGAATTGAGCAGATGCAACCAATAGTAAGAGTGACAGACATAAACCGAGTCAACAGGCAAACATTAAAAGTTCAACAATCAGCAGATCTATAAGCAATGGCAGCAACAACACTTTATCAAGGAATGGCCGAACGTGTAACGGTTACACATAAGGACGCGAACGGTACACCTATTCCTCACGCATCAATCGCTGATGTTCGTTACATTCTAAGAGCAGAGAATGGAGACTCGTTGAAGCGTTACAGAAAGACAGCTCCTTCAGATTGGACACAGTTGACCGAGGAGTTGGCGGCAGGAGCGTACACTCTCGAGATTGAGGAGAAGGATTCTAAAGAGTTTCCTTCCGGTAAGTGTTATCTTGAATGGTTCATAAAAATAGTGGATGCTGATTTCGTTGATGACTATAAACCGATGGGAGTATATCATCTGTTCAATATTGAAGACACCAATTACGCGGAGGAATAATGGCAGCGATTGACGTACAATTAACAGCAAGGCCAACGGTTGAGATCACTCATCAGAATGTATTTGTTGGAGGAGTTGTAACAGAACAGATCAACGGTGTAACCATTGGAACTTCTGCGAGTGGAACAACCAATAACCAAGTAATTGAGAACACTATTGGAACACCTGTTGGAACTGCTGCGAATCCATCTGTTGTTCCAGATGCAACGGTTCAACTAAACGGCACAACGGTCGGTACTATTCCAAGCGGAGATTCTGATTCGTTCATAGTCAATCTTAACGGTTCACCTTCGGGTTCTTGGGATGGGTCGGCATGGCAAGTAACCTCTCCTCCATGCGATGACGCTACCATTGAATTGAACGGGGTTGAAATGACAACCATACCGTCAGGAGACACGGAAAACATCAGTGTTCGTCAATCTTCTGGAGCAACGGAGGTCGGTTCTAAACAAGGAACTCATTGGAGAATAGACGATAGTGCAATAAGCATAAACGGTTCACCTGTTGCAGATGTTAAAGCTGAAGACCCGTTAGACATTGACGTAACTCAAGGCGGTTCACCCGTTGGAAGTTGGAACGGTAGTGCTTGGATAGTGCCACCTTGCCCAGTTGCACCAACGGTTACCTTGACCGTTTCAGATACCACGCCCGACCAAACAGATACCGTTACACTGACGGCAACTTCGGGTTATACCGATTACTACTTCTTTTACGACAACGGCACAGAGGCAATTAAGATAGCCGAGTTCAATGATGGCACTAATACCTACGATTGGGAAATTGGTATTTACGGGAATGTTGATGTGTATGTAATAGCAGACGGTGAAGTATCTGATATTGTACCCGTAGCTATTACGCAGACCTACGATACGGATGCTTCGGCATACCTTACATTCAACAGTTACGCCAACGATTCAACTGTTTACAACACTACCTACGGCATTACGGGCGCAATGCTATGGACTTGGTTATCTGATTATTTCAGAGCAATCAAAGGCGAACCCGGATTGTACGCAAAACTGAAGGTCGGATACTTGTTCTTCGGTTCAAGTGCCACTAAAGCGAAGATAAATCTATTCGACCAACAGGATACTGACGCGGCTTTCCGTGCAACTATAAATGGAGGGTGGTCGTTCGGAGATTTCGGGGCAATTACCAACGGCACGAATACATATATGAATACCCATTTCAACCCATTCGTACAATTGGCCGCAAACGATGGTGGTTATGGCATATACAAGCTGACCTATTCCAGTGGAACAGTTACTGGGTCTGAATTTGGATGCTCTGATTCTACTAACTTTGAGCAGTTAATCTCTAAAGCAACCGTTGACAGAAGTTTCTACGGTATTGGGTCTTTAAAACAAAAAGACGGGGTTCAAATCTCAAGGCTGCGCGGCTTCTTGGTCATTAACAGAGAGAATGATGCCAACAGCGTTAAGTTCTTCGACAGGAGTTGTCTTGAATTGGATGAGGATACAACGGCATTCACTGCTCACCCCAATCTTAACATTTACATTGGTGCTAGAAATGACAACGGCTCCCCAATTCTGTATCTTGAAAAGGGGCAAGCATTAGGTATGTGGTTTGCTTTTGAAGGGCTTACAGACTCTCAAAGGACAGCATTGAGAGTAGCAACTGACACATTAATGAACAACTTAGGATGGTAAGATTAGCAGAAATAACAGAAGGGCAAGCACAGGAATTAAGCGGTGTTGAATTTGCAAGCGGCCGTTACTTCAACCCCGTTGTAATCAATGGCAAGCACTACATAAGCGAAGTTGAGGTGCTTGATTGCGTAAGCGTTGAATGGGTAAAATCGCTTGAAATTGTAGAGGTGGAGATTGAACAAGTAATTGACGAAATTTAACCAGTCGCGCAATTGGAACTGCAAGACATAGTTGGTCAATCCTTCTTATTGTAGTCTCTGATCGCTCTTCTGATCACTTCTGCTTTGGAGTCTCCTTTCTCCTGGAGTTTCTTCTGAAATGTTTTCTCCGTGTCTGGGTCAATTCTAGTTGATACTTGAGGCCAATTACGCACTCTGATGAACTTCTTTTCACTCATTAGTGATAGCACAAAGGATTGATTAATTACGAAGGTAGTAATTTCAAAGATAGTTTTGTAACGTGGAAACACCGAAACTCATTATTGACCGAGACATTGCATCATACGATGTATATGCTGAAATGTGGGGAGATCCGCAGCCTGTTTTCTCGGCCAATACGCTTACCGAATTTCTAGACCAACACAAAGACGCTACTTCAATTGAGGTTGACATCATGTCTGCCGGAGGCTCAACTTCTGAGGCTCGTATCATTTACGACCTTTTGAAGAACTGCGGAAAGACTGTAATCACAAGAGGCTTCAAAGTCAACTCTTCTGCTGTGATGATATTCCTTGCAGGAGATGAAAGGCTGATTGCTGAGAATGCAGATTTCGTGATTCATCCGGTATGGATTGATGCAATGGGTCTGCCGTGGATGCTAACAGGTGAGGACTTGCAGGATTTCGCAAACGAGATCAAGGCAGAAGAGACCAAACTGATTGACCTGTATGTGTCAGTTATTGGAGAGAATAAGAGAGCAGAGGTTACAGAGTTGATGAAAGCATCAACGAATCTGTCAAATGAGAAAGCAATAGAACTCGGGTTCGCAACAGGGAAACTTGGAGCAAAGGCTGAGAAAACAGAAAACAAAAGAGCAGTTTCATTCAATAATAAGATGGCTGCATTGGTACTCAAAAACAAGTCAAATCTAAATCAAAAAGAAATGAGTCTACTTACAGAAACACTCAACAAGATCAACGAAACGTTGTCAAAATTCAAGAACTCCGATGAGGAGGAAACAACCCAAACGCTAAACGCATCTGTTGAACTGTCAGAAGGTGGAGCAGTCTACTTTGACGGTGAACTTGCAGAAGGTGTGATGGTATTCGTTGACGAGTCGATGGAAACAAAAGCACCTGTTGGTGATCATCTCCTTGCAGATGGTAGAGTGATAACAGTTGACGAGGAAGGAATGGTTACTGCTATTGCAGCAGCATCAGCAGAAGAGACTGAGGCAGAGGACAAAGGAAGTCCAGATGCAGAGAACAAGGAAGTTGAGGAGTTGAAAAACACCGTGTCAACATTGACTGAAACCGTAAACGCTCAAGCTGAAAGCATCAACAAAATAGCCGAGACATTGAAGAACATGACTCCGGCATTCGCAGCACTTCAAAATCTTGTTCCTGGAGATACGGGCGGGGAATCAACTCTGAGAAACAAGAAGAGAAAGGTTGAAGAGGTAACTCCTGCCGAGTATGCCAAGATGACCAATCTTGAGAAGAAGCGTTACAACCAAAGCAGACTGTAATCATGGCAAGAAGGAAAGCGGTTGTATCGGCATCAGTTGTCAATCCCTTTGATAAGGGCGTGAGCTATGCTGATTTTTTGAAAGCATTACCAGAAGGGGTTGATCCTTCCGAATACTTGAAAGGAGTATGCTCAGATGAGCAGATTGAATGGTTAAAAACAGAACTAGAACACTTTAAAAACAAGAAATAATGGCTGTAAATTTTACAGGTAGCACTAGCAACCAAACAGAACTTGCTGCAATTCAAGAAGAATTGTATGCTGAATCATTCACGATTCAAAACAACCTCGTTGATATTCAAGAGGGTCACAAGTCAGGAGCTGACGTTTATGAGTCAAGCGTTGACGTAACTGCAACTGCCGCAACTACTGCGGGAGTGACAGCAACGGGAGACATTGATCTTAACGTGAACAAGACAGGTGTGACTCTTGTGTCGTATCAATTCGAGGATGTGATTGATGAGAACGCTTTGAAAGGAACACGCTTTGAGCGTTCGATGGAAGCTGGAGCTTTCAACATCGTTTCTGACGAGTTTGATAGAAAGGTATTGATCCAAGTTGCACCTGCAATCGGTGAGACTGTGGAGAACATGATCTGGAACGGTGCGACAACGGCTCAAAAAGCTGCAATCTCTGCATTGACTCCAGGCGCAGGTCAAGGTTCAATCTCAGCAGGAGCGCAGACTCTTGTTGCCGCTATGCCTACCAACTTGGTAAACTCACTTCCTGCTACCATCCTTTACAACGCTTCGCAAGCAAAGGCAACTCCAGGAGCAGGTCTTGGCGATTACATCAAAGTTCCATCAATTGCAACAGTAACTGCTGCGTCAATTGCTGCTGAATACGGTAAGATGTACGCAATCGCTCCATCAAAAGCGGTTAACTACAACCGAAACGGTGAAATGTGTGAAATCTACGCTCCACTTGGAGACCGTCAGTTGATCAAGCAAGCGAACAACGCAGTAGGTGCTGCTCAACAAATCAACTTCTTGGTTGAAGGGTCTGGAGCAAACGAGGTGATCAGCTACAACGGACACAAGATCAACTTTGTTCCATTGGTAGGATTCCGAATCTTTGCAATTCCTTCTTACTTGAAGGTATTGATGGACTTGACTTCTGATGTATCAACGTTGAACATCGGCCAAATGGCAAACGGTGCGAGACAGCGTTACATCAAGAACATCCAAACCATGACAACTTGGGTTGTTGGTCAGAAGTACATCACTCTTTACGGAGGATAATCATTGAACTAACGGAGGAGGGTTTCGGCTCTCCTCCTTAACTCTAAAAGAAAAGAAAACATGGCAGGTTGCTCAAACTCACTTACAGGATTAGATCCTTCTTGCGCTGCGCTCAAGCAGAAAGGCGGATTTGACAAACGATTCTACGTTGGAAACATCGCAGACCTTGACTCCGTAACGTACGGAACGGCTCAAGAAGTTACAGCGTTCACTTTCGCTGCAACAAAAGGATTCAAGAAGATAATCGGAAAGCGGTTGAAGCATGGTGCAGAGACTACTCTTGAGGCGGGAGATAACGTCAACATGAGAACTCAGAACTTCAACGCTGTTCTCTTCGCTCAATCAGCAGCAGAAAGAGCATCAGTCGAGCAGTTGTGGGATGCAGAGGACATCTTCGTTGTTGCTGAATCAAATGCAGGAACTCTTGAGGTTTACGGAATCAACAAAGGTTCAAACTCTCAATTTGATAGCTACGGTCTGAAAGCAACAGCAGGAACATGGAACGGAGGTGTCGCGTTGAACGATGACACAAGCATTCCAACAACTTTATCTGGAGACTTCGACAATGGCCCGTTGATATACAACGAGGGAACAGCATTAGCAACGAACATTGCTACTCTTGACGCCCAAGTTGTCTGATGATCTCAGGAGGCAGATCATAGATGCAATAGCTTATCCATTTATCGACAAGCGAACAGATAGAAGCCTCCTCGTAAAGTTACACGGGGAGGCTTTTAATTCTAATTTGTGCAAGACCTGCGAAAACGAACACATAAGAG